AATAATCATATATAAAGAAAAGCATTTGTGTAAGACATAAAGTTTGAAATGACAAATTTAAAAGTGCAGTGCCGTGTGTGTGGAAAGGAACTGCAAGGAAATAGTGGGAAAACTCATTCATGTGGGTGCCCTAATATGATGACTGTTAGAGGAGATGTTGTATCTGCTGTTGATATGTCAGATGTTATTATGTTGAATTCGTATACTTCAAAAAGAAAGAATGAGGGGTTAACTCAACAAGATTTAGACTGGCAAGAGGCAAGAAGAAAGCGTAAAGTTCGTAAGTTGGACTTCGAAGTTAGATAAATACTTTTACTCAAATCAACAACTTGCATCCTCTTCAAAGCAGGGAGGTTTGGGGGCAGAATTTTAAAACCGAATATGACAGACAAATCTATTGAGTCTGAACTCAAAGACGTTCATAAGAAACTGAACGATATTGAAAAGAAACAAGAGATGATGCAAAAGTTATATCAATTGGATAGAGACAAAAAAGCAAAAATGGGAGAACGCCCATCTACACATGTTCATGAGATGATGTAACAATATATAATGATAACACTTGACAATAGTGTTATAATAAAAAATATATAAAATATCTTAATGTCCCCAGACAGACACGACATTCCTTTTATTGGAGACTTCTATACTAAGACAGAAGTTGATGGAATGATTGCGGATGCTTTGGCTGAGGCACGTGCTATTGATGAAGCATCCATGCGTAAGCATAATCGTGATGCAACTATTATTAGTATGATTCTTGGTTTTATTTGTTTAGCATTATTTGTTGATGGTCTATTAAGAATTTTAGGAATCATTCCACCTTTTATGGATTTGGATGTTAATGTTATTGATGATGTTATAGAGAAAGTAGAAAGTGATATAATGCCGATGGTTCAAGATACTGCTCAAAAAGCACAAAGATATATACCAGGAAGATGATTGGAACTATTGTAATTAATTTTTCATCTATGAGGGTGTTATTGATTATGATATTAAGTGTTATTTGGTTTTATCTTTTAAATCAAGAGCTTAGTGGTAGAGACGAAGACTAATGAATCCAATTACAGATATAGTATTTTTCTTAACATGGGTTCTTCTTTTGGTGTGGGCAATTAGGACGATGATGAGAGGTTGGAATTTAATGGATCAACCTACAAAAAAAAGTGATGTAAATGGAGTATATACTAAGACTGTAACTAAACCCATTCATCCAGAGATGGTTGGTGTTAAACCTGGTGAAGAGTTGATGGGTATAACTTTTAAGCAAGATCCACAAGATCCATTATATAAATCAATGCAAGATCGTATTGAAACATTAAAAGAAGAAGAAGGTACATATGATGTGGAAGATGATGATGAAGATGATGATGACGGAGATGTAATAGTTCGTGTTTAATACTTGACTACATACCCTATATCCATTATAATATAGGGGTAAACCAATTAAAGCAATGACGCTTACTTCAAAGTTCAAGAAAGACTTAAGCACTCTTAGAGCTGCTGCTAACAAAGAAATTTATTTAGATGTCAAAAATCCTAAACTTTATAAAAAGATAAAAAGATATTATCAAGATGAAGTAAATTTAACTGGAGAAGATCCAGATGCTGATTATGCAACTATAATTGAGTGTCTTGCTGAAGATTTGGTAGGAGTGGCATAATGAGTGAAGAGTTTACTCGAATAGCATCAGCATTAGAAAGAATTGCTCATGCTCTAGAGCATCTACATATTGAAAAAATAGATCATGCTCACATAGATGATATAGGTGAGATACATGGAGACGTAGTAACTCATCCTAAACAATTTTAAATGTTCTTAAAAGTTCCCTATGTAAGTTTTCCCTCTTTTATCTCATCACAAATTTGTGATGAGATAATTTCTATTGGTGAGGAGAAATTAGTTAAAGCATATACTAATAAAAAGCAAGGTGTTAGAAATAGTGAGATTGCTTGGTTGACAGATAAATCAATTTATGATTTGATAATTCCTGCTGTTAAGGAGGCTAATGTTAGATCTGGTTGGTATTGGAAAATTACTGGTGGTGAAAAGATACAATTCACCAAATATGGAATAGATCAGTTCTATAACTGGCATGTTGATGGTGGTTCCGATTTTAATGCTACATATCCTGGAGGTTACTTATATGATTATGAATCAGGTAAGGTATCGACTTCTATGGGAACAGTTAGAAAGATAAGTATGACTGTTAATCTTGTGGATGGTAGGGAATATGAAGGGGGTAATTTGGAATTTGATTTTGGTTCTCTTAGTGGTAAAGATAGAATTAAAACTTGTGAGAAGATTAGACCTAAAGGATCTCTTACTGTATTTCCTGGTTTTATTCCGCATAGAGTTACTCCTATAACAAGGGGTACAAGATATAGTTTAGTTTTATGGTCTTTAGGGCCACCATGGCAATGAGGTTATTATGAAAGAAGAAAGACCTTGGGGATGGTATGATGTAATTACTGAAGGATCTAGGTACAAAGTTAAATGTATTGAAGTTTCTGCAGGATCAAGTTTATCTTTACAAAGACATACACATCGTGCAGAACACTGGGTTGTTGTTGAAGGAACTGCTCTTGTACATATAGACGGTAAAAAGCATTTGATAGTTGAAAATCAAAGCACATACATTCCTGTAGGTGTTAAACATAGATTAACAAATCCTGGTAAAATACCTTTAAAGATTATAGAAGTTCAGAGTGGTGCTTACCTAGAGGAGGATGATATTGAAAGATTCGATGACGATTATGGAAGAGCAAATGACTAGTGACATGAAAATAGGATTCCAATGTAGTTCCTTTGATTTATTTCATGCAGGACATGTAACCATGCTTAAGATGGAGAAGGAAATGTGTGACTATCTAAAGGTTGGACTTCAAGTAGATCCGACTATAGATCGTCCTGGTGTTAAAAATAAACCAACACAAAGTGTTTATGAGAGGTATGTTCAATTACAATCTTGTAAATATATTGATGAAATACTTGTATATGAAACAGAATTAGATCTTCTTAATTTAATTAAGACACAGACATTTCATATTAGATTTTTAAGTGAGGAATATAAAGATAGAGATTTTACTGGTAAGCAATATTGTATAGATAATGGGATTGAATTATTCTTTCATTTAAGAAGACATCAATATTCTTCTACTGAACTTAGAAATAGAGTTTATGAACTTGAAAAAATTAAAAGAGATGAAGAAATAGAAGAATCTAATGAACAATATTCACCTAAACTTTTGAAAAAATATCTAGAAGATGAAAGCAACTGAAACTAATTTAAAAGATGCCTATGTCATCACTACTCTTCAGTACAAAGATGATAGAGGATTTTTTCTTGAATCATTTAACCTTAATAAATTTAGAGAAGTAACTGGAGCAGTTGATAATTTTGTACAAGATAATCATTCCAAGTCTTCTAAAGGCGTATTAAGAGGTCTTCATTATCAAACAGATAAACCTCAGGGAAAATTGGTTAGATGTACTCATGGAGCTGTTTATGATGTAATTGTAGATCTCAGAAAAAGTTCTTCTACTTTTGGACAATCATTTGGTATTGAACTTTCTGAGAATAATATAATGTTGTGGGTTCCTATAGGATTTGCTCATGCATTTTATACTTTAAGTGATTATGCTGAGTTTGAATATAAATGTACTGATTATTATCATCCAGAATCTGCAGAAACTTTGATGTGGAATGATCCAGATTTAGCAATTGAATGGCCATTTGAAGGTGATCCTGTTCTTTCTGCTAAGGATCAAGTAGGTAAATCATTTAAAGAGTGTTATAAGTATGAACATGAATAAACTATCTGTCTATGGTGCTACTGGTTTTATTGGTGGTACTTTTTGTGATTTGTATCCTGATGAAATAGTTAAAATTCCACGGGAAGAGAGAAAACCATTATCAAAAGATATAATTTATTTTATTAGTACTACTACTAATAGTCATGTCTTTGAAGATCTTCATAAGGATGTAGATACCAATCTCACAGTACTCATGGATGTATTGGAGCATTGTAAAGATAAAAATATTACTTTTAATTTTGTAAGTAGTGCATTTGTATATGGAACAGATATTATTGATGCAAAAGAAGATGATGTTTGTGAACCAGGAGGTTTCTATTCCATTACTAAGAGATGTGCGGAGCAACTTTTGATTTCTTATTGTAAAACATTTGGTGTAAAATATCGTATTTTGAGAATTGCTAATGTGTATGGTGATGATAAGACTGTTTCGGCAAAGAAAAATGTTCTTAAGTTTCTTATTGGATTGATGAAGGAGGATAAGGATCTTGTTCTTTATGATGATGGTATGCAGTTAAGAGATTATATGCATGTTAGTGATATATGTCGTGCTATGAAACTTGTAATGGAGAAGGGTGAAATAAATTCTATCTATAATATTGTAACAGGGAATCCTTTACCATTTAAGAATATTATGGAGAAAGCAAGAGATTTTTTAGGAAGTAAAAGTAAATTTAACTATGTAGATTATCCTGAGTTTAATAAGATTGCTCAGGCATATAATTATTCTGTTAATGGAGATAAGTTAAAGGCATTAGGTTTTAAACCACAAATTTCTTTTGATGAAGGGTTGAAATCTTTATGTGTTTGATGTATACTATATAAAGAACGCAATATGATAATATGAACGATTATAAAGGAACTGCACTTGTATTAGGTGCAGGTGGTTTTATCGGCAGTCACATGGTCAAGAGACTTCGTAAAGAAGGTTATTGGGTACGTGGTGTAGATCTTAAATTATCTGAGTTTTCTGATACAGAAGCACATGAATTTATATATGGAGATCTTCGTGATGAAAGATTTGTTGGTAAATGTTTAGGGTTTAAAGGGGTACAGGGTAATTTTTATAATGAAGTTCCTAGTAGATACATAGAAAATTTTGATCATATCTATCAGTTTGCTGCTGATATGGGTGGTGCAGGATTTGTATTTACTGGTGAGAATGATGCTGATATTATGCATAATTCAGTTCAGATTAATCTGAATGTTTTAGAGCAGCAACGTCGAATGAATGACTTTACTAGTCAGAATAAGACAAAGATTTTCTATTCTGGATCAGCATGTATGTATCCAGAGTATAACCAACTAGACCCTAACGATCCTAATTGCCGTGAAGATTCCGCATACCCTGCTGCACCAGATTCCGAGTATGGATGGGAAAAGTTATTCTCCGAAAGATTGTACTTGGCTTACAACCGTAATCATGGTATTCCTGTTAGGATTGCCCGT